TATAGCGACTTCTTAGCTGATACGGATGAAACTGTATTCAATCAAAAAACACTTGAACAAGGTATGCTTGAGCGGTTCGCTGAGATTCATGGACTTGATACGGTTCAACCTCGATACGTTACGCAGATGAACGAGGATTATTCTAGGCAACAAGTTAGCAAGATTATTTATGCTGGTGGCCACACTAGAGCAGAGATGTTTGCTCGTGCTGGTACTGCAGTATTTGGAACGTGGACATAACTATGGCAATGCAAGCACCACCACCAGCCAAGGGAATGAGCGCACTGGATTATTACAATACTTTGACGTCTCAAGGGTTGCGGCCTTATGAGGCTTATAATGCTGTACAAAATAACTTTGGACCTCCAAAGACTCCACAGCAACAAGCAGAGGACGCAGCATCAGCAGAGCAACTTGCTGGTATTGGTCAAACGGTTGGTACTATTGGTGGTTTGATTGGTACTAATTACGCGCTTGGTCAACTTGGCGCTAGTGCTGGAACTGGAGCAGTTACCACTCCAACTTTACTGGGAGCCAAAGTAATTGGTGGTACAACTGGCGCTGGAACCGCTGGAGCTGCTACGGCTGGCACAGCTGGAACGGCTGGTGCTACTGGAGCCGGCACAGCTGGTGCTGGTGCAGGTGCAGGTGCTGGAACAGCTACAACGGGAAGTACTATAGGTTCCTTGGCATTACCTGTAGCGGTTGGTGCAGCAATTCTTTCAAATGCTTGGGAAACAGGCATGAAGGACATCGTGCGTGGTCGTGGTAATCGTGCGGATTGGGCGAATCAAGCTGCAAACATAACCGGCATAGGAGGAGTTGCAAATTTTGGTCTTGGGCTTATGGGCAAGCCTTCTCTTGGTCGCAGGATGACAACTGGTAAATCAGACGCTCAACTATTGCGCGATGATTTCCGTGGGTTGCTCAAACAAACTGGTGTAGCTGATGAAAAGTACAACGTCTCTCTAGCCGATGGATCTACTTTCAACATTGGCTTAGACGGCAAAACTAAGTACGAGAATGTTGGTAAAAACATTGATGGCAAAACTACTCGTAACGCTTGGGATGTAGATTTTTCTAATCCGCTTGCAAAGTTTGCAACCGATCAAATCGATCCAAAAGTTCGCAGTATTTATCAAGATGTTGATGGCAAGGTTAAGCCAGAACAGTATACAGGCATTCTTGTTAATGCGGTAACGTCTAACGCTAAGAGCGAAGAGGATGTACTTGCGAATATCAATGCCATGCTTGGCAAATCGACTTTTGCGCAGCAACAGACGCCAGCGGTATCAACGCGACCACCAGCGCCATTGCCATCAGGTACCCCAAGTACCCCAATCGCACAACCTTCTGGAAAGAAGTCTATTAGAGATATTTTACAATCCAAGATGAATAAATAGGATAGTTATGGCAGCAAAAGGATCAGCACTTAAAGGAGCACTTGCAGCAGGCCCAAGAGGTAGAGTTACTTCGTTGCCTGTTACGCCACGACCTATCCCACTTGGTAAGCCTAATGCTGCTAGAGATGCTGGTGCAGGACTTCAGCGCGTATCACCTGGCATGTATCGCAATCCGCAAGGCCAGCTTGTTAATTCAGCAGGTGGCAACCTTCCTGGTCAACGTTCACAACAACAGCGGCCAATGCCTTCACAACAGCCAAGCATGGGTAGTGTATTAGCTGGTGTTGCTCAAGGTACCAATCAGTTCCAACCTCGACAACCAATGCAGCCAGCAACACGGCCACCAATGCCATACGGCCAAGGTCAAGAACCTGGAATGATGTACACTGGTGGTACTCCAAACTTTGACGAGATATTTGGGCAATACAAATCTCAAGTAATGCCACAAAGACCAGAAATGCCTTCGATGGATTATCAACAAATGGCAACCGCAATGGCTGAAAGACAAGCATTTGCACAGCAAGGAATAAATCCACAACAACAGCAATTTTCACAAATGAGATTTGGGCAACCGCAACAAGGTATGCAGCAAAACATGCAGCAATATCAACAGATGGAACAACCTCAACAGCAGCCAATGATGCCACAAAACGGTTTTTATAGAGGTAATGCCTAACAATGCCATTCCAAGGGTACACAATGCCACCACCCTCCACAGGGTTGGATCTTGTAACTCCAATAGACAATATGGAGCCAACAAGTGCGCTTGAGCTAGAGAATATCTTCCCTGGCGCTGGCGCTCCTACTGTACGCCTTGGATATACTCAGTTTGCTGATTTGGGTTCTAGTGCTCCAATTCAATTCATGCATGAGTATCCATTGCAAAATGGAACTAATCAGCTAATAGCAGCGCAAGCAACAAAGCTATTTTCTGTTAGTAGTACGGGCACTGTTACCAACATTAGTAAGGTTGGTGGATATATCTCAGGTACGTGGAACAAGGAGATGTTTCGCAACAACTTCTATGTTGCTAACAACAGCGGTTCTGATGTGCCGCAGGTTTATACTGGCACAGGACTTGCAGCAGATATAACGGCTGGCGGTGGCCCGTCTGGAGGATTAGCTAAACTTTGTAACGTAGCATCGTACAGATTAAGACTTTATTTTGTCGAAATAAACTCAATGTTAATGTGGTATCACACCACAGAAAACACAACGTTTACATCAGGAAGCCCAACTCTTAAGTCATACGACTTCAGCGGAATATTTCGTCGTGGTGGGTATCTTCTTTTTACTGGTAGTTATACCAACCAGACCGCGCAGACTTCGCAAGATTTGTTCATGGCTGTATCGAGCCAGGGTGAGATAGTTCTTTATTCTGGATACTCACCAGATGACCCGAATTGGTCGCTTGTAGCTCATTTCATCATTGGTAAGCCGCTTGGTGCTAAAGCGTTTGTGCGCGTCAATCAGGACGTTTGGATTATAACCCAGCAGGGTATTGTTCCTGTATCGGCATTGTTTCAAACAGATCCAGAACAAGCATTAAACATTGTAAGCTATAAGATAAACCCACTGATTACTCAGTATGCAACTCAAGTTGAGTTAAGTGAGTTATGGACTGGATTCTTTTGGCCAGCAGGCAGACGGGTTTATATAACCCTGCCAGATTCAACCTCAACTGCAACGCTGTTAGTTTACAGCATTGATAGCAAATCATGGACTCAGTTCATCCTGTATTCTACAGAGCATAATGTTGTTTCCTGTAAGTATAGTGATTTACCTTTTTACGGTTCAAACACTGGCAAAATATACCAGGGTGAAACGGGATATGCTGATGCTGTAGTTGGCTCAGGCACTGGTGAATCAATCTCGTTTGCAGCTCGATGTGCCTTCTCTTTCTACGGTAGCAGAGGCAACTACAAAGCATTCAAGGATATTCGGCCACTTATGAGGGCAAAGCGTGGGCTTACGCTAAACCTTGGTCTTGATACAGACTTCAAACGGCAAGCGGTTGTAACATCAGTCACAACTCCAGTAAGCACGTTTACAGCATGGGGAAGCCCTTGGGGTGTTGGAGCTGGAACAATCAATCCATATACCGGATTGCCATTAGTCACGGTATTCACACCATGGTCTGCAGATGTTGATTACATATTTGATCGCTTTGCAGCAGCTGGACAAGGACACTGCGCGGCTATCCGATTTGGTGGGACTATTAAAAATTCACCATGCCAATTTATTGGCTTTGAAGTACGGTATGATGTAGGTGGGCAAGTATAATATGGCAGCTAAAAAGACAGCAAATAAACCAGCACCAAGCAAACCAGTTACTAGAGGTGGCGCTCTCAGCACTAGCCCTAGCAAGCCGCGAACAGATCCAAAGGTAGCGCAGCAGAAGGCTAGAGATACCTATCTCACTACAGTGCGCAACTTGGGCAACCTAACCGTGGGCTCTCCTGAATATAACGCTGCTATTGCTACTGTTAATAAGACAGGCAAGCAGCTTGGATACAAAGAAGGAAGAATCAACACAGCTATCAATAAGTATGCACAGAAGGGTACACCTGGCGCACCTGCTGGAACCCCAGAGGCAGCGTTTCGGAACCTTAATGAGCCAGCTCAAACTCAAGAACTTGGTGAGGATTATGGCGCTTATTTAAATCAAGCGTTCGCACAAGAGCAAGCTAGACTTGCAGCCGGACAGCCAGACTTCTCAAGTCAACTTGAATCAGCGCGGCAAAATGTCATGGGACAATTTGAGCGCACGATGGGACCAGAGTTTGAGCGTCAACAAATGCAGTTGCGTCAACGCTTGGCAGAGCAGGGAATAGATCCAAACAGTGGCGCGTATCAAGCACAGATGAAGATGCTTAATGATGCTCAAAGCAATGCTCGTCAAAACGCGATGACAGAAGCATTTACACAAGGAGCTGGATACCAACAACAGGGATTTGCACAGGATGTAACTGGTAGAACTTTACCATTCCAACTTGCTGAACTTGGCTCTAAGCCTTATCAACTTGGATTTGCCGCTAGAACACAAGCTGAACAGGCAGCATTGGATAGGCAAGCACAATTACAAGCCGCTCGATCTGGTGGTGGTTCAGCAGTTAGAGCCGCACAAATTCAAGCAGATGCTGCAAGGGATGTAGCGGCAATGCAAGGCATGGGACAGTATACCCAGCCAAAACAACCAAGTGCAGGTAGTGCACTAGCTCAAGGTCTTGGGACTGGAGTTGGTGCAGCTGCAACACGATACATAACAAGCTAAAAGGATCGACAATGGCAGACGGTATAACAACTAACCCACTTGCTAGTGCTCTCGGTGGGCTTCGTATAACTGGTGCTGAAAACCCATACGGCATGGGTCTGATTGCTTTAACTCAAGCAGCACCTAGTCTTTACAATCCATACGGCAAGCCAGCTGGTAACTTTGGCATAGCTCTTGGACAGGCGTTACTTTCTGGATTGCTTGGTTATCAAGCTAAGAAGCAAGCTACTGAAGAATCTTTACAAGCTAGTGATTTGGCTACGCAGCTACTTACTAAGCCAGCAACAGAGCGAACTACTTTCTTGCAAGGACTGCAGCAACAAGACGTTCCTATGAACGTTATGAGCAGACTCACAGAGCTTAATCCAATGCTTATGCAACAAGAACTTGCGGCAAGAGCTGAACAAGCTGCAGCCAAGAGAAAGCTAGAGCAAGAGATTGCACTAGAGTATGTAAAACAAACTGGCAATCTTCCGGCTGGATTTGAGAGTTTACAACCATTAGCAGCTACAGTAGCGCCAACTGCAACGCCAATGGGAACCCCAGCCGTTCCTGGAGTCGCAGCAATCCCTGGTATGACTCCTAAGCAACAACGAGAGATTAGCCAAGAAGTTGCTAAAGAAGAGATCGTTAAAGGCCCACAGCGTAGGCAAGAAGCCGTTGATAAAGAGCGGCAATCTCTTACTAAGCAGGGAGAGGGAGCAACTCAGATCGTAAATATGTACAACGCTATTGAGGAGCTTATGTCTCAAGATAGCAGGGCAGCTGATAACGAGATTGCTCGACTAGGTACAAAGATAGGTGATCCAGCTTCGGTAGTTTCTCCTGTAGAGGCACAGGCAAGAATCAATATCCTGCCAATCATTAGAAAGTACGAAGGGCAGTTCAAGGGTATCTTTAGTGGCGAATCTCAACTAGACGATGCCGCAAGGGCAGATTTGCTTAAAGCCTTTAAGGTATACGTTGATGCGTCAAAAACATCTTACTCATCACAAGCTGAACTTGCTAAGAATCGATTGATTGCAAACAAGAATATCAATGCTAGCGATCCAGATATAAATACAAAGCTACTACCGTTTGAAGTGCCAAGCAAAACAGCGAGCGAGAAGGCTATTGATCGCCTTGCTGAAATATCAAAAGAGGTAAAAGCGGCAGACATTACTCCACAACAAAAGCAGAACTTGATTACTGAGGCCAACAATTTGGCAACAAAGTATGGTAAAGTTTGGCAACTAACTAGGGCACCAAAGGGACAGTAAGATGGCCGATTTAGATCCATTTGCATTGCTTGCTGATATTGGTTCGACTGCTTCTAGTCCTGCCATATTTCCATTGCCTCAAGCTGAACAAGCTAAGTTCGATGTTGTTCAAGCTGAGATGGCAGCAAACAAAATTAAGCAAGCACAACAACTTGCTCAAGTGCAAAAATTGGAAGGATTGGCAGGATTAACTGGTGGCATTAGCCAAGGATTAAACCCGTTTTCTGATGAGGCAATCGCTGGCTTACGTTCGTTATTTACTGGCGTTCCATATTCTCAGGCAATTCAAGAAGAACAAGACTTGCTAAAGCAAGTAGAGGCCGCAGCTCCAACTGAATACAATGTTGGACAATATGGCTCTATCCTTGGTAGTGCATTGGGTGCTGGTCTTGGGGCTACAGCTGCACAAGCTCCTAAGTATTTGCCAACAGTAACTAGAGCCATTGAACGTATTCCTGGTGCTGCAACTATTCTAGGGACAAAGATTGCTACTACGCCAGCCAACGTTATCCGCGCTGGATTAGCTACTGGCACTGTTCAAGGTGCAGGTGCAGCAGAAGCCGGACTAGAAAACCGATTGACTGGTGGAGCTATTGGTGGCCTTGCTGGTGCCGTGCTTAGTCCAACATTATACTTTGGTGGCAAAGCAGCAGTGCAAGGCATTGGTGACGTGCTCGCGTCTCGTGGTGTTGATGTTGGCGCGCTTGGTTCTAAACTCGCTAAGTTTCTTAGTTCAGAGCGTGGAGCAGCTGGAGATGTTCCTCCACAGTGGGCTCCAGATATAAAAGTATCCTTTGAAAAGCCAAGTGCTGCAGCATTTGAAGCCGCTCGACAGCTTAGAAACGTCCGTCCTGAAGAGATGGTTGCGGCTGAAGCATTAGCTGCAGAGGCACAGCGTCTTAACCTTCCTCTGTTCCTTCCTGAAGCTGTTGGCACTGGTGGCATACGACAAAGCGCACAAATAGTTGCACAACGTCCTGAGTCAATCGACATAGCAACACGCGCGATTGAAGGCAGAGCTAAAGAGCAGCTTGAAAGGCTTAGTGGTGTTTTTAATGAGGTTAGCCCTGAAGTAAGCCCGTATCGTGGTGGCTTGCGAATGGCTAGTGCTGCACAAAACATTGTAGAGAATATAAAAAGCGAAAGAGCCGCATTGGCAGATCCGCTTTATACTCAAGCGCGTAAAGAAGCTCCTGAGATAGTAAGTGAAAAACTCACTAATCTTATTGAGACAGATAAGAATCTTTCATCAGCAATTAAGGAAGTGCGTTCGTTTGGTGCTAATGCAGACAAATCAGTTACTTCTCTTGACGTTCTCGATCAAGCAAAGGGTATTCTTGATGATAAAATTGTAGAAGCTAAGAAAGCTGGTGCAAGTAGAAAAGTTAGACTTTTGGAAGCCACGAAAAATGAGCTTGTTTCTCAACTTGACGCTGCTTCTCCAACATACAAAGAAGCAAGGGCAGCATTTGAAGCAGCTAGTTCTGGATTGAACGAACTTGAGAAAACCAAGTTCAAGATGCTGATAGACATAGATCCAGAAGATACCAGCAAGATTGGAACTATCTTTAATTATCAACCAGAACAGATTGCAGAACTTCGCAAATCGTTTGCTGATGCTGGCAATCTTGCAGACTTTGAAGCTGGTATCCGTGGATTCCTACAGCGTGGGCTAGAGTCAAAGCGTGAAGGGTTTGATATAGCTAGTCAATTCACAACGCCAGTGATGAAAAAGCGGTTAGAAGCTGCACTAGGTGACAAAGCTGAAAGAGTGATTAAGGCTCTTGAGATTGAAGAAAAAATTTCCAAAGGAAAACAGCAATATTTGGGGGGCTCAACTACTCGCGCGCAAATAAGAGCAGAAGAAGACCTTGAGGAAACTGGCAAGCAGCTACTTCAAAAACAAGGCTTGAAAGACAAAGCGTTTGCACTGCTTTCTAAGGCGTTAGTTAATCAACCAGAAGCTAAGTTCTATGAAGACTTAGCAAGCCTATACTTTAGTCCTAAAGCTGGCGAAACACTTACAGGGCTTACTCCATTGGTTCGTGCGCTACAAGCATCCCAAGCTGCTGGAGAAGTTGCGGGACAAGCTGCACAACGTGGAGCGCGTAAAACTGCAGGAAGATTAGAATCTGAACTCTCACCAACTAAGCCAATAAAAGGACCAAGCAAGTCTAGTATGGCGATAGGTGGCGTAGGGCTTGGCACTGGAATCCCAGAGATTGATCAGTTACTAGCTGATATAAACACAGGTGGAGTTGTTACATCACAACCTACGCCTGAAGCAGAGTCTTTAACAGAAGTTGATACCCTTCCAAGCAATCCAACAAGAACAGACTATGAAGCGTTTATTGAAAAAACCGCTGCAAAATATGGTGTACCTCCAGAATTTGCAAAAGCAGTAGCGCTTTCAGAGTCTGCATACAATCCAAAAGCTAAAAGCAAAAAGGGAGCGTTTGGTTTATTTCAGCTAATGCCTGGAACTGCTAGTGATTTAGGAGTTGATCCAGCCGATCCAGTGCAAAACATCGATGGTGGAGTGCGGTATCTTGCACAACAGCTAAAGAAGTTTAACAACGATCCGCGGCTTGCAGCAGCTGCATATAATTGGGGACCGGATAGAGTAACAAAAGCAATCTCTAAGGTTAAAAAGGAAGGACTAAAACCAACTTGGGATAACATTCTTGATGTTGCGTGGACTCCTGGAGAAACTCAAGGATACGTTAAAACAGTTTTGAGAAAAGCAAATCAGTATAAAGCATAGGTGATAAGATGACGTGGAGCGGTGGAACGTACAAGAAGGGCAACTTTACTACTAACGGTTGGACTGGCGATGCATCGCTAGGTATCGGCATTGAAGCCGGACGTCACGACACGCAAGACGATGATTTTGCTGCAGGCATTAACCAGTGCTTAAACAAAGATGGTTCTAACGCTGCTACTGGCAATCTTAATGCAGGTACTTATCGCATAACTAATATTGGTGCTGGCACTGCTCGAACTGATGCTGCACAAGTTGGCCAGGTACAAGATGGCGCAATTATCTGGTGTGGAACATCTGGTGGTTCTGCAAACGCTCAAACGTTGACACCATCTCCTGCTATTACCGCGTATGTTGCTGGCCAAGTATTTCGATTCATTGCTGGCTTTACAAGCACTGGTGCAGTGACGTTGCAAGTGAGTGGATTAGCGAGTCCTGTAACTTGCCTGATGAAAAACTCTAAGATTGCGTTAGGAACCTTAGCTCCTGTTATGGCTGGCCTAACCTATGAAGCTCTTTATGATGGGACGAATTTTCTTATAAGTAATTTGATGGACCTCGGCCAGTATACTAACGATGCTGGTGCTTCCCGATTAAAGTTATATAAATCCCGTGGAACTACAGCCGGAAGCAATGTAATTGTTCAAAATGGCGATGGGTTGGGTCAAATTGATTTTTATGGTGCAAGTGGAAGTGAGTACACTCGTGGCGCATTTATTAACGCAACGGTAACTGGAACTCCTGGCGCTACTAACGATATGCCAACATCGTTAACGTTTGCTGTTACTGCTGATGGTTCGGGTACGCCTACTGAACGAATGCGGATTCTCAACTCAGGAGAGATTTTAATTGATACAACTGGTTCAATAAATTCTGCTTATAAGTTGCAAGTAGGAAATGGAACTGGTGCCAAACTTATGGCAATTTCTGGTGGCAATAGCGCAACAGATAATGGCTCTGCAATTAATTTTATTAATAACGTTACTAGTATTGGTTTAATTGGCAATTATTCAGCGGTGCAAGGTGGAGCGTATAACAATGCTTTTACTCTAAAGTCAAACGCCTCTTTCGCTTTGTTAGGAATAACAGCAGCAGTTGGAACCCACTTTATGAAGTGGAGCAATGTTACTGGTGCCTGGACTTACGATACCTCATCAGCTCGATATAAAGACAACATTAAAGATAGCTCGTATGGACTTGCAGAAGTTCTTGCAATGCGTTCAGTTACATTTACTTATAAATCTGAACCAGACCGTCACGATGTAGGGTTTATTGCTGAGGAGATGGTTAATGTAATCCCTGAAGTAGTAGCTAAAACTATTGAAGGCGAACCGGACGCTATCAGCTACGACCGTCTAACCTCTGTTCTCTGCAAAGCTATCCAAGAACTCAACGCTAAAGTAGAGGCCCTTGAAGTTCGTATCGCGGCACTAGAGGCATGAAGCTAAAACTAGTACGAGTATCGGAATACAAAGACGCTACACTGGGCGTGTTGTGTCTCGATGCTCGTCCTATGTTTGTCACGCTAGAGGATCGCTGGTTCGACAATGAAAAGCAGATAAGCTGTATCCCTGCTGGTAAGTACAAGATAAAGATTCATAACTCGCCTAAGTTTGGCCGAGTATTCCAAGTTTGTGACGTGCCTGGTCGTACCCACATACTGATCCATGCTGGTAATACTAAGGAGGATACGCATGGATGTATCTTGCTTGGCCTGATGTATGGAACGATAGGCACAGATACGGCAATTCTTTCTAGTCGTGCCGCTCTCGCTAATTTCATGACTGCAATGAATGGCTACAGTGAAGCGGAACTAGAAATATATGACAAGCGGTGATTTTACT